TTGGTGTTTATCGCCAACGTGCTCAAAATGCCTACGAAGAAAGCTACAGCTTCATGCAGTTGTTGGACAACGTAAACGAGTACACACTACCACAAGAAGTCACACAGGTACGTCAAATTTTCCGTCGTACCATTGGCGTCACTGGTACCGGCGGCCAGAGTTTTGATCCATTTGGTGCTGCTACCCTGAACGTGTATCTCCTAAACTTTAACCAAGCAAGTGGTGGGTTAGCCACATACGATTTTTATCAGCAGTATGTTGAGCTGGCAGCACGTATGTTCGGCGGCTACATCAACTACACTTGGAATCCTGTGACCAAGAAGCTACAGCTAATTCGTGACCCCAGAGGGTCCGGCGAAACTGTCCTACTTTGGACCTATAACCTGCGTCCTGAGATCGTGCTCCTAAGCGACTATCAAATTAGCCAATGGATCCGCGATTATATGGTAGGTGCCAGCAAGTACATCATCGGCGAAGCCCGTGAAAAGTACTCAAGTATCGCTGGTCCACAAGGAGGTGGAAGCCTCAATGGTGCTGCTATGAAAAGCGAGGGCCAGGCTATAATGGACAAATGCCTGGAAGACCTAAAGTTGTATGTAGATGGATCACAGCCCTTAACCTTGGTAATTGGCTAACAACAGCTAGACACAGCATCAAGTTCTTGCTATAATAACTTTATGGCAGACTTGATGATCGACCTTGAGGGCTTAGGCACTGGCCCAGACACTACTATTCTCACAATCGCAGCTCAAAGCTTTGATCCCTTGGGCTCAGGCTATTACGAGCAGCTCTACTACGCCCGTGTCACACTTGAAAGCCAAGAGAATCGCAGCATACAACAAAGCACAATAGATTGGTGGGCTACTCAGCCTGCTGCTGCGAGAGATGAGGCGTTTAACGAGGATGGCCGTATCCCGTTAGACCAAGCATTAGACGAGCTGGGACGATTGATTTGGCATAGCAAACGTGTCTGGGCCCAAGGCCCCACTTACGACATGAACATCCTGGAACATGCATATAAAAGCTACGGAAAACCTATTCCTTGGCAATTTTATGCTGTGCGTGACAGCAGGTCAATCTGTAGCTTATGGCCCGGTCGCCCCAACCCACCAACAACACACCATTCATTAGAAGATTGCCGCAAGCAGATTGCTATTGTACAAGCAACACTTAAACATTTGAACGTAACGGAACTATCATGATTATTGGAATTTGCGGCCTGATTGGTTCAGGCAAAGACACTGTGGCAGACTACCTGGTAAACGTACACGGTTTTAGACGTGAAAGCTTTGCTGGTACCTTAAAGGATGCTGTAGCTGCTGTGTTTGGATGGGATCGCACCTTGTTGGAAGGGCGTACCACAGCGTCTAGGGAATGGCGCGAACAACGGGACGAGTGGTGGAGTCAACGCTTGGGCCAAGAAATCACCCCACGTTGGGTCCTACAGTACTGGGGCACAGAAGTAATGCGCCGTGGATTCCACGACGATATTTGGATTGCCAGTATTGAAAATAAAATACGCAACAGTCGCGACAATGTGGTTCTAAGTGATTGCCGATTCCCCAACGAAATTGCCAGCATTCGCACAGCCGGCGGCCGTATTGTGCGCACTTGCCGAGGCCCAGATCCTGAATGGTTTCATGCTGCTGAAGTGGTAAATCGTGGACCTACACTGAACTTGTCATGGGCCAGTAACCGATCTGTGCTAGACACATTCAAGGTACATGCCAGCGAAACTGCCTGGGTAGGAACTGATTTTGACCATGTATTAGACAACAATGGAACCATGGATCAGCTGTATGCCCAGGTTGATGAGATTGTCAAAAATCAGGAGTAATATCGCCAGCACGCCAAGGCAGTTCCAAGCGAACAACTTCAGCAATACAGTTTAGACACACAGTTTTCAAGTTGCGTGTTTCACAGTTATTTAAATCCCCGTCCACGTGATACACTGTCAACTGAGAGTGATGCCTGGCCCGAAACCCACATCTATCACATGTGGGTTTTTTCTTATAGCCGGCTGTGAGCCATCTTGGTCGAGCCGGCTTGATTCTTTTGTCCTGCCTAATGCATACATTACACCGGCTGCGATAGTACAGCTTTTCGCGGTGATATCCATTTATGGCAGCGGGATTTTTATTGCAAACCTTGCATAGCGGTCTCATACGACTATTTATTGATTAGACCTTAATTAAGGCAGTCGTAACCACGGAGTTTTTACTGTATTGAATAAATATCAGTATCCAATTTAATAAGGAATCACCATGGCACTAATCTCTCCCGGCGTAGAAGTCACAGTTATCGACGAGTCGAGCTATCTTCCTGCAGCCACTAACTCTGTACCCTACATTCTGCTTGCTACTGCTCAGGACAAGATTTCCGGTACAGGCGCAACTGTTGCACCAGGTACTTTGGCAGCAAACGCTGGCAAAGTATATTTAATCACTAGCCAGCGCGACTTAGCTAGCCAATTTGGTAATCCATTCTTTTACAAGACCAGTAATGGTACTCCAATCAACGGATACGAGCTGAACGAATACGGCTTGTTGGCAGCACACTCAGTGTTGGGTGTCAGCAACCGTGCTTATATTCAACGTGCCAACATTGACCTTTCTGCGCTGACAGCCAGCCTAGTGCGCCCAACAGGTGCTCCTGACAACGGTACATACTGGTTAGATACCAGTGTTACACAATGGGGTATCAATCAGTGGAACTCAGTCACCAATACATTTGGTGTGATCACACCAATTGTGATCACCGACACTGCTGATCTAGATGGCGGCATTCCTGCTGCCAGTATAGGTTCTATTGGCAGCTATGCTGTAGTAGCCACCAACAGCAGCAATCCAGTGTATTTTAAAAACTTCACTAACGACTGGGTTCTAGTGGGCTCAGACGAGTGGAAGTTATCGTGGGCCACTGTACAGGGTACAGAAAGTGTGACTGGTAATGCACTGACAATCGGAAATAACCTGATCATCAACGGTACAACCATTACTTTAACTGGTCAAACACTGGCTGCACTGGTAACACAAATTAACAACGCTGCTATCACTGGTATTCACGCCAGTGCTGACAGCAGCAACCGTTTCCAACTAGAGTGCGACAGCACAGCTGAAGCTGATGGTTCGTCAGGCGACGGTGGCATCATCAACATTGACCCAACAAGTACAGCTGGCCTATTGACCACACTAGGTGTCACAGCTAAAACATACTATGGTCCAGCCTTGCAGCAGAGCCCCAGCTACACAGTTCCACGTTGGAGAAGCACTGACGACCAACCAAGACCCATTGGATCTGTTTGGAACAAGACAAATGCTGTGAACTTGGGAACCAACATCAGTATCAAGGAATACAGCACAAACTTGGCAACATTTGTTCCAAAACTGGCTCCAGTTTATCAGAACGATCAAAGTGCCAATGCTGGACTAGATCCCGCAGGTGGTGGCCGTAATATCACTGCTGGAACCTTGTACACACAGTACAACGTGAGCCCAGAAGACAACGGCGCCAGCGGATGGAACAACACATTTACTCTCAAGGTGTTTGAGCGTCTCACACAAGATGCAACCATTATCACCGGTGACGACACTACTCCTTCGTTTACAAACGGCGAGCAGTTTACAATCCAAACCAGCACAGCTGGTAGCACAGTATTGACCACAGCTGTCACAGTTACTATTGGTGGTACAGGTACTGCTGCTGACTTTGTTGCTGCCGTTTCGGCTGCCAACGTGGCCAACGTCAGTGCCAGCGTCAATGCTGCTGGTGCCATTGTGTTTACACAAAGCCGCGGTGGAGTTATTGTAGTAAAAGACACAACAGGTACTCCTATTGCTGATGCTGGTATCAATACTTCGGTAGAAGGTGTTCGGTTGGCTGGTGAAGATGCAGGATTGATCTTGTCAAACTGGGTAGCACTTGACTACACAGCCAGTGCTTTAGCACCAGACCAAGATCCTGCCAGCGGTACATACTGGTATTATTCAGCCACAAACCAAGCTGACATTATGATTAACAATGGTACTTCTTGGGTTGGCTATCAGACACTCAACAATGATGTGCGCGGTTACAACCTAACAGTTACAGACCCAGCAGGTCCTATTGTGTCAGTTACAGCACCTATACAACAAAGCGATGCCACACCATTAGTCTACGGCGATCTATGGTTGGATACCAGCAATTTGGAAATTTATCCTGTGCTGAATCGTTGGGAATCAGTTGACGGTGTAGATCAGTGGGTCCAAATCGACAACACAGATCAAACCACTGAAAATGGTATCTTGTTTGCTGATGCACGTTGGGCTCCAAACGGCACAACTGATCCTGTCACAGCCAATCTGCCCACTATTGTGAGCTTGCTGGTCAGCAGCTACGTAGACATCGATCGCCCTGACCCGTCTGTTTATCCAGCCGGAACACTGCTGTGGAATACACGTCGTTCAGGTTTCAACGTGAAAACATTCCAAGCTGATTATTTCAACGCAACTGATTTCCCAGTAGCTGCGTATGACAATACCACAGCTTATGTTACCAACAACAAGGTTCTTTACAACGGTGTGATTTATGTTGCTATTGCTTCGGGTACAGGTAACTTGCCAACCAATACTGCATTTTGGTCAGTGCTGGAAACAAATGCCTGGGTCAACGCCAGCGGCAACCGTGCAGATGGTTCGCCATACATGGGACGCCTGGCTGTACGTGAAATTGTTGTAGCAGCACTGAAGTCAGCAATTGACACACAAGACGCCCTGCGCGAAGAACAAAATCAATTCAACTTGTTGGCTTGCCCACAGTATCCAGAACTGATTACTAACATGGTTGCACTCAACAACGAGCGCAGCAACACAGGATTTATTGTTGGTGATACACCATTGCGCCTGGATGCTTCTGGTACAAGTTTAGCAGCGTATGCAACAAATACTGATGTGTTTGCTGAAGATGCTGTTACAGTAACAGACCAATATGTTGGTTTGTTCTACCCCAGTTGCCAGACAGTTGACTTAACAGGCAGTCCAGTTGTTCAACCACCAAGCCACATGATGTTGCGTACAATTGTACGCAGTGACGAAATTGCTTTCCCATGGTTGGCACCAGCTGGTACACGACGTGGCTTGATTGACAACGCTGATGCTATTGGCTATGTCAATGCACAAACAGGCGAGTTCATAACTATTGCCACAGGCCAAGGTGTACGTGATGTCTTGTATGAAAACAAGATCAACCCAATCACATTCATCCCGGGTTCGGGCATTGTCAACTATGGTAACAAGACAATTGCTCCTAGCCCAAGTGCATTGGATCGCATCAACGTAGCACGTTTGGTTGCATTTATTCGTGGACGTTTGAACGAGATTGGCAAGACATTTGTGTTTGAACCAAACGATCAAATCACACGTAACGAAATCACCAATGCCATCACAGGCTTGATGATAGATTTGGTTAACAAGCGTGGTATCTACGACTACTTGGTGGTCTGTGATCTAAGCAACAACACACCAGCACGTATTGATCGCAACGAACTGTATGTTGATATCGCAATTGAACCTGTCAAGGCAGTTGAATTCATCTACATTCCAGTTCGCATCAAGAACACAGGTGAAATTGCTGCTGGCAACACAGCTAGTTCTGCTGTGGTATAAACCAGCGGGTGTAAGACAAAAATGGGGCTCAAAATGGCCCCATTTTTTTGGTCGCGAAGATCATAAATAATTGCATATAGGAGATACACAATGGCCGTTTCATCACTAACTAGAATGACAGTGCCTTTGGCGAGCGATCAAAGCAACCCAAACCAAGGTCTGTTAATGCCCAAACTCAAATATCGCTTTAGAGTGACATTTGAAAACTTTGGTGTTTCAACACCGCGTACAGAATTAACCAAACAAGTCATGGACTTTACTCGTCCAACAGCCACGTTTGAAGAAATCACAATTGACTTGTACAACAGCAAGATGTACTTGGCTGGTAAAGCCGCCTGGGAAACAATCACCATCAACCTGCGTGATGATGCAGGCGGTCAGGTTCAGCGTCTAGTTGGCGAACAGCTACAGAAGCAAATGGACTTTATGGAACAGGCATCAGCCAGTTCAGGTATTGACTATAAGTTTGTGACCAAGTGCGAAATCCTTGACGGCGGCAACGGCGTTAGCGTTCCCACTGTGCTAGAAACATGGGAAATGTACGGCTGCTTCTTGACCAGCGCCAATTACGGTGAGTTGAACTACGGCACAAGCGAAGCTGTTACTATTGCCTTGACCATGCGTTTTGACAATGCTCTGCAGACTCCGTTGGGATCAGGCGTTGGTACACCAGTTGGCCGCACACGTGGCGACGTAGTAACTGGCCCAACATCAGGTATTGGACTGTAATACAGCACAATGGCATTTGGTCAAGGCGTAAACCTATATCGCAACAACAACGACGAAACCCTTAGAGACTATACACATGCCTCTAAGGCGTTTCGCACCAACGGATATGCCAATGCACCACGTCTGAAATTTTTATTTCACACGTACTTCACTATAAACACTGCCAATATACCACCACTACAGAGCATATACGGTGCCGGACAACTGAGTACCATTGGTGTACTAGTTAAATCAATACAGCTTCCGCAATTCAAGATCTCAACTGAAACCTTAAATCAATACAATCGCAAACGAGTTGTGCAGAAAAGGATCGACTACGAACCGGTGCAGATAGAATTTCACGATGACGGCGGCGATCTTATTCGCAGCATGTGGTACAATTACTTCTCCTATTACTACAAAGACCCCAGCCAAAAGTACGGAAACACTCCCAACACCAATGGCACACAAGGCCGAAGCCAAAATAATGCAGCTGGTTTCAGTTACAACAATCGCGACATTTACGAAAACAATCGTTCAGTCAACGACTGGGGTTACGTAGGCGAAAGCTACAGTGACGGAACCAACAGTGCCAGCGGCAAACCGCCATTCTTCCGCGACATACGCATTTACGGTTTTGATCAGCACAAGTTTGTTGAATATGTGTTGGTCAATCCTCTAATCTCTGCTTGGAATCACGACACTTACGAATACAGTTCCAATGACGGCATCATGAAAAACACCATGACTGTACAGTATGAAACTGTAAAATATTATTCAGGTGCCATCGGCGCTGGCCGTTCTGACATCAATGTACAGGGTTTTGCAGATCCGGCTTTATACGATGTACGCCCTAGTTTCTTGGGTGCAGCAGGATCCACCAGTACCATAACAGGACAAGGCAGCCAACTGCAAGTGGGACAAGGACAAATACAAGATTTACAAGCAGGCACTGTGGCCAGTCCTGTGGGTGGTGCACAACAATCTCTTATCAACTATTCGCAACAACGAGTTCTTGGCCAAGCAGTTCCGAGTAATAATGCAACTACCCCAACAACTGTAGAAGAATCAGTGTCGGGATTTGTTCGGTTGTCAACTGAACAACAATTAAACTATTTGCCTCAGCAACGAGATGGACTTCCTGGACAAGCAAGACCACAGCCTGGCATCAACAGCAGTGGTATTAACTTTCCAACACCGCCTAAACAGTTTAATCCCGTGACTGGTGAATTAGGTCCAACCCCAGGATCAGATCTACCTATATCAGCCTAACAAGGAATAAATCACATGGGCACAGTCAACGAAATCAATCCCAAGATAGATCCTACGGTCAGGATCTTTGATACATTTTTTGAACTAGATCTAGAAGTTGATTCCAACCAATACGATGTTGTAAACAGCTTTTTTCAAAGTGTAACACGCAATGAATATGCTGCAAAAAATCTCACACAGTCCTTGTTCAGAATTGCTGCAGAAATCAATGTCTCAGTGCTGACGCTGTTGAGTCAAGTGGAAGGCAAATCCACTGTAGAAGTCACGGCTTTCATGGCCTACTATCTCAACGGAATGAGAAGCCCTGCTACTCTGCTGGGTACCAGTGTTGCTGTTACACCCAACTACTATACTGCCCGTAATGTTGCATCATGACCAAGTTTGCTCAAGGTGTTTATAAGGTTTTAAATCCTGCAAAATATGTAGGTACAAGACCTCCCAGATATCGCAGCAGTTGGGAATGGCACTTTATGAAGTTTTGTGATGACAATGATCACATCCTACAATGGGCCAGCGAATCAGTATCCATCCCTTACCGTCATCCCATAACTGGCAAAATGACCATGTATGTACCAGACTTCTTGATTACGTATCAAGGCAGCAATGGCAAAACTGTAGGTGAATTGGTTGAAATCAAACCCCGCAAACAAAGTGTTATAGAAGACCGGCAAAGCCAGCGTGACCGTATGGTTGTGGCCATTAACTATGCCAAATGGTCAGCTGCTGAAAAATGGGCAAGTCGACAAGGCTTAAAATTTAGAGTTGTTACAGAAGATCAAATATTCAGAAATGGTAGTCGTTAACCGGTAAATACGGTATGACTAAAAAACTTGAAGAACTGTTTGGTTTTCCTGCCAGTGAAACCCCAGATGTAGCACAAGCTGACTCCGTCGCTGCCACAGAAGAAAATATTCCGGCACTATCTGAATCTTTAGCCCAGCTAGATAAGATCGAATTAGCACTCCCTGCTGTACGTGGATTAGAATCCTCAGATGGCGAAATGGACGAACTAGCTGCCAAAGCCACAAAAGAATTTGACAATCTCATGGATCTTGGTATGAATGTGGATAGTCGCTATGCCAGCGAAATATTTGGAGTAGCCAGCCAAATGCTAGGCCATGCTATCACTGCCAAGAATGCCAAGATCAATAAAAAATTAAAAATAATTGAACTACAACTCAAAAAAGCCAAGCTAGATATCGACACCGGCAGCGACGACAACCTGCCAACAGCTCAAGGACATGTGTTGGACCGCAATGAACTGTTGAGCCGCTTGCTCAACAAGTCTGCTCCGGACACACCAAAATCTTGATTCGGCTAAATATATCCATAGGACTATGACATGAAAACATTTTCACAATACCTGACAGAAAGCGAAAAAACCTTTGATTATCGCATCAAAATCTGCGGTGACGTCAATGCTGAACTCTTAAAGATGTTTAAGGAAAAACTCAAAAAGTTTGATCCTGTTAAGATTTCAGATCCAAAGACCACACCAGTACAGGCCCAGCCTGCAGATTTCCCTGGCATGACTAATCAACGAGTAACCATTATCGATGGCAGTTTTAGATACCCAGCTACGCCTCCACAGATTGAACAATTTGCTGAGTTGTGTGGTATTACTGCTGATCATGTTTGTGTCAACGACCTACAATGGTCCGAAGGCATGGATCGAGAATTGTTGGGCATTGAAGAAGAAAATGCCTCTCCAGTCCTGGGCAAAGATTACCCAACTGATTCAGCAGAACAGAAACGACTCAAGAAAGAATATGCTGACGGTAACCAGCAAGTGGTCCGCAACTCAGCTGAAAAAGCTACTTGGACTGTGGCTGGTGGTCGAACACCTCCTGCCGTAACCACAAATGATTTGCCACAGGGTGTTAAAAGCCCAATGACAGCAATGAAACGTCCTCCACGTCCAGCCACTGGCTTTAAACCTCAAGGAAAATAATAATGGATATGTATCGTATTTTAGAAAATTTTGACGCTGTCAACGGTAAGAAAACACTTAATGAGAGTGTACGGGTTGACGAAGGTAGCATGAAGCGTTGGCTTGAGGATCAAGCACTCCATATGGAAAAAGATGACTTTGTTGCAAATGCAGCCGAGTACGGCATGGAAGCAAAAGAAGCAGCCCAATGGTGGGATAATATCAATGGCGTTGGTGTGTTTGATGAAGAGCTTGACGAAGAACGTCGCAGCCCAGAAGAATTTGATGCTGACGCTTTAGCCAAACACAAGGCCCGCCTGACTCGCGAAAAACAAAAGATAGGCATGCAACGCAAGATTTCTGGACAAGACTCAGGTGAACCCCCTGTGGTTCGAGACATGAGCGAAGCTGACATGGAAGAAGGTAATCGATTTGCCTACAACGTGTTGAAAGCCAAGGCTGCTGGTAAAAAGCAAGCTGACCTAGACGGCGACGGCGATATGGAAAGAGTGCAAGAAGTATTTCCAGGCACACCTGAATACGAATTGCGTTTTGGCAAAGACGATGCCGCCAGTGCGTTTGACAAGAAAAAAATTAGTACAGGCACAGTATACTCACGCAAGCACTTTGATGAACCAGAGTCAGACGACGATGCACCTAAATCAGCTGGTCGGCCCAAAGGCACAGGCCGCAAGTTGGGAGCCAAAGGTCCCAGCGTAGCCAGCAAACTGTTAAAAGGCAAAGGCGGGTTGAAAGAGCAAGACATTGATATTCAAGATCGAGGTGAGTACGACCGCGAAGGTGACATGGCCCTGAATCAAGTGCACCAAATTGCAGACGCTGCCCGCGAACTGCATGCTATCCTGGCGTCAGACGATAATCTGCCAGAATGGGTACAGAGCAAGATTACTAAAGCATTGGACTACATTGACACAGCCAGAGATTATCTGGGTGCAGAAGGTGAAATGGATCGTGAAGAATTACCTGAAATTGCTCCTATTGTTGGCGCTCTTGCCGGTCGTGCATTGGCTGGAGCAGCTGGTGCAGGATCAACAGGACAAGCAATTGGGAGCCTAGCTGGAAGAGCAGTTGCAGGTGCAATGAACAGCAACGACGAAGTTGAGGAAGCTGGTTATTCCGCTAAAGCAGCTCGTGCTGGTAAAGACATTGGCAAGCCAGGCAAGAACTTTAGTAAGATTGCCAAAGGTGCTGCTGAACGTTACGGCAGTAAGGCTGCTGGTGAACGTGTCGCCGGCGCAGTATTAAACAAACTGCGTCATCCTACAGAAGAAGGTCAGCTTGACGAACTATCACCAAAGACATTGGGTTCGTATGTCAAGAAATCTAAAGTCGATATGCTCAAAGGTGGACTTGCAGGTATGATGGGGGCAAGTGCCGGTGATGAGAATGAAAAAGACAAAGCTGTAAAGAAAGTTTTAAAACGTGGTTTTGGCATCGACAAAGCAGTTGATCGCATGTCCAAACAAGGTGTTGAAGAAGAGTCTGCAGACAAAAAAGATGTACCATTTGATGGACCGTATCGTACGAAAGACGATGACAAAGATCAATATGGCAACAAGATCAAACGTGCTGCTCGACATGCTGCACGTCAAGGTCTTGCAGACATGACCACAGCAGAACTCAAAGCTGAACTCAAACGTAGAAGTCAAGTGGAAGAAGAGTCTACCGATACCCGAGACCAACATGCAGAAAAAGCTGGTAAAAAAGTTACCAAAGATCTTGAGTACGACATGAAGCACAAAGGTCGAGACGATGCCAAGGCCGAAAAGGCTGGCAAGAAGGTTACCAAAGACATTGAGTACGATGACAAGAAAGACAAGAAAAAAGAAGTAGAAGAAACCACTGTGTCAGGTTCGGTTGCACCTGCTGCAGGCGGTGCTGCTCCTAAGTCAAAGAACGGCATGCAGTTTGGTAAAGGCGTATACGAAGGACAATTGGACGAATTAGACAAATCTACATTGGGCTCATATGTCAAGAAATCTAAAGTCGATATGGTTAAAGGTGCGCTTGCGGGTGCAAGCGGTGCGGCAGCCGGTGATAGTGGCGAAACAGACAAAGCTCAAAAGCAAGTTTTAAAGCGTAATTCTGGTATCAACAAAGCAATTGATCGCCTGACAAAAGAAGGTGTCTACGAAGGACAAGTTGCTGAAAGCTTTGAAAAGAAGTTGGGTTCAATCTTAAACGAAGGCATGAGTGTCAACGTCAGTACAGACGACACAGGTAAAAAGAGCATCAGCGTTAATGCCACAGATTCTGACGCAGACGCACTGGGCGATATGTTGAAGATGGCCGGCTTGTTCTCCAGCGAAGGCTACAGTAGAACATGCGAAAGTTGCCACGGCATCCACGAAGCTGGTGCTTGCGGTGCAGAGCAAGTGGAAGAAGAATTAGCCAACAGTCCAGACGAAGTCTACACAGATGCTGATTACATGACACAGACACTGTCAGGTGGATTGAACGGTCCTAAAACAACTGGTCAAACAACTGGTGCAGTTGTGAACCGTCAAGACAGCCGCCAAGGTGTAATGGCCGAAGCTGAACGAGTCAAAGAACAAGCAGAGTCACGCTTGTGGAACTTGTACAAGAAGATCTAATATGAAAAAGCTCACAGACTACATCGCTGAATCTGTGTCTCCAGTTGTTGGGGACACATTTGCCATCAACATTCGCGAAGAATGCCTGATTGAATCGCACGTGGTTGATGTGGTCGAAGATGGCATTGTGATCGAAGGTGACGAACGACTGCTGGCTTTGTTGGAAGAATACGGCTTTCAGTTGGAAACTATTCGTCGCTATGGTGCTGTAGGTTCCAGTCCAGGCATGGGTTATACCATGGGCGAGGCTTTTGAAATTGATCGTGAAGAACTTAAACCAGCACACGATAAGGGTTATGGTGATGCAGCAAGAGGCATTACAAAGAGTCCTTATAATCCGGGAAGCCCTGCAGACAAGGCATATCATCAAGGTCAAGCAGCCCACAAGCGACACTTTAGCGAAAGCCAAGAGTTGAATCTTATTCGCAGCCGTGCTGGTTTAACAGAAACTGCTCCTTACCAACCTGAAACAGATGCAGATCACAACGACCCACTAGCAGCCAAAGCAGCGGATGATGCTGCTGTTGGTCCCATGGAAGAAGATGGTGTTGATCCTGTAAATGCACAAGGTCAAGATGCCGAAGACCTGCAGGGTCAAGCTACCAGCAGTGTTGCTGGTGCAGTTGACGAAGCAGAATATCAAGGTCGTGAAGTCAAACTGGGCAAGCCCATGTCGGGCGATGTAAAAAAATCCAAAGTGTATGTGCGTGGTCCCAAGGGCAATGTGGTCAAAGTGAACTTTGGCGACCCCA